TTTGGGCCTGGTCCCTGGTAAAAGTTACCCGGTGTTACCCCGGAGGATCCCCGGTATTTACCCGGTTATATCCCCGGTGTTTACCCGGTAAAAAAAAGCCCCATATGCAGGATAAACATACGGGGCTAAATATAAGGAGTCTAGCTATGTAACTCCTAATACAACTTTAAAAAAACGATGTTGGAAATAGAAAAAAAACCAACAATCATCAACTACCTATATATTACAAAATCTACTGGGTATGTCTAGACCTCAGCTCGGATGAACTAAAGTTATGCTGCCTAGTGTTGTAATGGATCTTAATTCCTCTAAGTTCGCATAGATCTTTAGCAGTAAAATCTTTGTCTTTATATTCTTCGCCAATGATCCTTACATCTAATGGTAATACTACAAATATATCCCTTAGCTCCATTTCCCTGGAATATATAATAATGTCATCAACCCACTTTATTGCCTTTACCTGTATCTGTCTTTCAACTATGTTTTGTATTGGTTTGTTTTTTTCCGGGCGATCTATAGACGGATCTATTTGCAAAGCTACTGTTAAGTGATCACAAACAGTTTTAGCTTCTTCAAACATAGCAACATGCCCTGCATGTAAAAGATCAAACGCACCACATGTAATACCTTTAATCACTTACTATGTCTCTTTCATCTGCATAAACAACAACGCATCTACAATTAATAACATTTGCTGCACCCCCTCTAGGATCTCCAGGATGTTTCATTTTGGTGCCACCAACATCAAAGTCCTCATCCATGTTTCTTGTTTGCCCTTGTATTTCTGCATGGGCAGACCTGGTCCTGTTATCACTAACACTTACCCATTTCTTTTTCATTGTCATGTCTAATTGCTCTGATACTGCTTGGTAATATTGGTGGTTGGCATAACTTGCTGCATTATGTGTCTCTGTTCTTGCTATTAAGTTTGCCCTTGCATATATAGTAGGCCCCATTATGGTTTGCACACGGCTTGCTATTTGATCAAGTGTTAAACCTTCTGCCCTGCCGTTTTGTATGATCCGGTCAATTTGCGTAGCCAGTCGCATGCTTATGCCACTTAACACTAATTGCCTACTTGAAAAGTAATCAGCTACTAAAAGCTCAAAGTCTACAGATCTACCAAATACAACAGCTTCTTCTGCCTTTTCTTCTTTTTGCAACCTTTCTACATTACCGGATATTGTTGTTTCAAATATTTGCCTATAGATCCGTTGCAATGCAGGAATAAGCTCCTCATTTAACCTACCTGCAGACTCACCATTGGAATATGTTCCAAACTCCCTGTATAAGAATAGGGTGGTGTTAAGCCAACGCCTAAAAGCTGTAGTAACCTTTCGCAACACCATGCGTTGCAAAGCATTCTGCAGTCTTATTTGTTGGCGTAGGTATTTACCGGTGCTTATCCTGCCTTGCCTAAATCTGTTGTCCTGCTTTCTAGCAAGTTTCATTATTTACTGCTTTGTGGGTGTCCTTTAGGTAATAAATCAGTATCGTGTTTACCACTTCTAAACTTACCTGTTCTAAGCGTTCTTATAAAGTTATTAACACGGGCCATTGCCCATTGGTCTTCTGAACTAATGCCAGGGCGAACACTTGCAGGGTTGTTTCTAAAGGCCCCAACACCACGATTAAATACTTTACGCAATACAGCAAGCGTTGTTCTTTTTGCAGGATCCGTATATTTATCGTTATGTTCTTTTAACTTATTTTTAAGTGCAGTTGTTAGCCGATCATTTAGGGCTTTAGTTTCTTGATCATAAAAAGTGTTTTCAAACTCTAACTCATCATAGTATTTACTTTCTTCCCTTTCTATCTGATCCCTTTTCTTTTTGCTCCAAGACTTGCCGCTATCACCTCCCCACAAGGCGTGTGCTATCCTGCCGTTACTTGGATATCCTTTTTCGCCAGGGCTAAAGCCTTCTGCTTGTGCATCTACTGCATGCCTTGCAAAAAAGCTATACATACGCTTTACAGTGCTTATAGACATGTCTTTACCATTTATGATATCTCTGGCACGAGCAACACCCACTGCAGTTCCCCCCCTGCCAAACTCTTTACGCCAATCTAAACCTCTTTGTGCTTCGGTTTTCATACCACTTGTTGGTGTTAGATCTATATCACTTAACGCTTTTATAACTGGCTCATAATCATCTACATCAAAGCCCTCTTCTACAAGATCTTCAAACTCATCATATTCTTTAGCATCTTCCGGGCTATCAGTTGTTTCCGGTGCTACAGGCTCTTCTGCACCTATAGGGAACATGCTTGCACTTATATATAGATCATCAGCACCATCTAATGGTGTTAAACCCAGTCGTTCCCTAGCCTCGTTTCTTGTCATAATGCCATTTAATACAGCACTGTTTACATTTTCATATATACGCCTACGCCTTTCACTAAGGGCAGGTATATCCTCATAATCAAACTCCATGTGCAAGTTATCGTTATATAAAGGTATAAGCCACTCATTAAGATCAGATTCAATTTTCTTAGCTAAAGGTATAATAGTTTCTTCATATAAAGCTAACCTGGCTTCTGCTACATTGGCATATGTTTGTGCATCCGGCACACCTACAAGTTGGGATGGAACCCCAAAGCACAATGCGATATCTGTAGCTGACATGTGTTTTAAGGATCCAAAGTCCATATCTTTAGGGCTCAACCCCATCTCTTTCCAGTCAAAGTCACCCTCTAATAATAATGGGCGACCTGCATTACTGGCTCCGGTAAACCTATTATTTATGTCTGTTAATAATTGTTGTCTTTGGCTTTCTGTTAGGTTTACTTGCATGCCTGTATCATCTTTAGGCTTAAATACTACTGCACCACTAGGTCTGGCCCCATTGTCTAACAGGTTGATATTGTGTTTTGCCGCAAGGTTGTGCTGATCTATTTCAACTGCTGCAGCTCTTAGGGGAGAACAACCATAATAGTCATCCAATGGGTGCCATAACTTAACATGTTTAAGATCAGATACACCAGTTTCCGGATCTACATCGTATTCAGCAACTATCTTGCCGTTTACTTTATATTGATATTTATCCGGCACTGATTTACCACTGCCCTTAATTTCTATTCTGTCTGGTCTTAATAAATATAGCTCCCTTGGTGGTCGTCTCTCCGGACCTACCTTTTGCACATAGCTATTACCACTTAGCAGTAGATAACCTACTAAGCTGTTTAAAAACTCTGAGTAACTTTGTAGTGGGTTTGGCTTTTTTAATAAATCTATAACTGGGTGTTGCTCTACTATGTCACCATTTTGGTTTAGGATCCTAAAAGGTATTGCTGACATACCCTTACTAATTTCATTTACACACCTGTAAACAATTGCATTTTTTAAATACCCCTCATTAGCAAGGTCTTGATATTTATAATCTTTTGTATGGTTGCCTACATTAAAGTAGCCCACCATGTTACCAAAGTTTTTTTCCTCTTTATCATCGGAGCCAAACATATTAATAATATTGTCAAATAACGCCATTAGCTAATCCTCCAAGTTGCTCTGCCACTACCTCGGCTTAGTTCAGTCAACCCCCATACCAATGCATCCAACCTGTCCGGGGACACATTAATATCACCTGTATAGGAACACATTTGCGTTTCAAGCTCTTCAAACATGCCAATGTGATGCACCCTAGCCTGTTCGTAAAGTGCTGCAACTGGCTCTGCCCGGATCAACTTGCCACGGGTAGCCCTAACAGCCCTATAAGGGATATTAGGATCAACCATCCTAATAAGCCTTTCTACCAGGTCGCCACCATTATTTACCTCGGCAACGATCCTGTCGGCTTCCCACTCATGGTAAGCCCTTACAGCTAGTTTACCCCAAGTATCGGCTTTATGCACTCCACTAATGTCCTCTAAGACATAAAACTCATTTTTATGATCTTTACCAACTACAATTATGCCTGTTTCATCACTATTAGCGTTTGCAGTAACTGCCGGATCAATAGCAACAACTATTTGCTGTAAAGGAACATCTGTATCTGTAGATAGCCTGGCATTTTCTATTAGATCTCTGCTCCATAATGCACCTTCAAAATCTTCTACTATTTCTGCATATAGTTCCTGGCGACCTAGGTTAGTTCCTTCATACCTTTCTTTTAACATAGCCAATGCACTTTCAGCCAGGTTGGCTTCGTTTTCAAATGTAGATCCAGTAGTCACTGCTACATCTTCCCTTTCCACCAGGTCCCTTATTATTTTTATAGGCTTAGGTGTGGTTGTAATTACGCATTGTGGGTTTTTACCTAAACGCAAACCAAACATTAATTGGTCAAAGGCTTCCGGGTAACGCCAACTGGCTAACTCATCGCACCATGCTCTATGAAATTGCGGTCCTCTAAGCCTTTCCGGCTCTTGTGCTGCATACCCAACTATTTTACTGCCGTTATGTAATCTTATTTCACTTATGGTAGAGCTGTAGCCTGCTTGTTTAGGATCCTTTATTAAACACTCCGGTGGTATTATTGTTAGTAGCCCAGACGGCCCACCAAAACAAACACGCCTTAAATCACCATGGGTAGGTGCAACCACTGCACATGTAACGCCAGGGTTTTTTAGTGCATATATTGCTATGTCTTGAGCACCTGTTCTAGTTTTACCCCAACCCCTACCTGCTAAGATCAACCAAATAAAATGGTCTTCAATAGGGCGTAGTTGTTTTATTCTAGCTTTTGATCCCCAATCAATGAACAGAGCCATCGCCATTTTGTTGGCGTTCTCTGACAACTTGGTCAATGAGTTCCATAGCTTCTTGGAATATTCCTTGCTCGCTTGTTGTTGCATTTATATCAATCCTATCCGTTGTTTCACCAAGGGCCATCTTTGCAAACTTTTGTATTTTTAAGCCTGCACTAGCCAGTTGGTCTAATTGTTGTGGACTAAAGTCCTCTATGTTTGCATTTTGTTGTGTCTTAATAGTTGTGCCTACTTTAGCCAACAACGCTTTTGCAATTTGTAATGACGCATTATCAAACTTTTTGTTTTCCTCTACAAATTCTTTAACCCTAACTTTGTCTAATTGTTCCAGGTATTTAGCCTGGAATTGTTCCTGTTGTTCCTTCCATTGTTCTCTTTGGGCTAATTTATACAGTGTATTTTGACTTAGCTTATTTTCTTTAGCTAACTCCTCTATGGTTGCAGTTACCCTAAACCCTTGTGGATCCTGCACTCCTTGCACATAAGCAAGCCTTAACTTTTCCTTTAATGCTTCTGTTATTTTTTTATATTTAGGTCTTTTACTAGCCATTTTCTGTAAGTTTTTGTAATTCTGCATAGGTTGGTTTGTCCTCATGGCTTACCAATACTGCTTCATTACCGGTGTAATTTTCATACCTGGTTATGATCAGATCAACAAACATTGGATCCAACTCCATTACCCTTGCAACTCTTTGTGTTTTTTCACATGCAAGTAATGTGCTACCACTACCACCAAATAAATCTAGCACCAGGTCCATGGTCTTGCTACTGTTTTCTATTGCTCTTTGTGCTAAAGCAACTGGCTTTTGTGTGCCGTGGTTATATTCTTGTAAGTTATCTCTTGCTATACGCCACATATCAAAGTCGCTTGTGTCACCTTTTTTAAACTTACTGTTTTCTATATATAGAATAAACTCACATTGTCTTCTATATGTCATGTAGCCAAGCCCTGGAACTTTCTTGTCCCATACAATTACTGCATTTACTTTTTTACCTGCCTTATATATTGCATCTAAGAATGGCTTCATAATTATTGGACTTACACATATATAAATGTTTGCGTCTTTTTTATGAAACGCCCATACATTTTGTATTAGGTTGCCTAGCTCTTCGCCTTCAAGATCATCGTTTAAGATCTTGCCATATTCTTTTTTAGCTACTGTTTGTGTTCTGCCACCACTAAAATCTAAACCATATGGTGGGTCCGTAAATATTAAGTCTGCTTGTTGCTCTTCCATTAATGTATTTACGCTGTCAAAGTCTGTTGAGTCACCACACATTAATCTATGTGGGCCTAGTTGCCATACATCACCTTCTTTAGCTACCCTTGCTTTTGGCTCTGGTAAATCATCTTCATCTGTTAATGGTGTTTCTACAAATTGATCTAAGTCCGGGTTAAGCCCAAGATCATTTAGCTCGTCTATTTCAAAGCCAGTTAATGTAAGATCAAAATCACTTTTAAGTAGATCTTGCATCTCCTCTGTTAGTAGCCCGTAATTCCATTGTGCATATTCAGCACTTTTGTTATCCATTATGCGATAGGCTTTTACCTGGTCCTCGCTAAGGTTATCTGCCACAACGCATGGAACTTTCTTTAAGCCAATTTCTTTTGCTGCCTTAAACCTTGTATGCCCTACTACTATTTCCATGTTTTTATCAAGCACCAAGGGCTGTTGAAAACCATACTCCTCTAAGGATCTTTTTACAGCTACAACTGCTTCTGCATTCACCCTGGGATTTTTTACATAAGGTTTAACTTGTTCTATAGGTAAGATTTGTATATCCATTTTGCAATCATATTCCAAATGCGACTAAAAGGAAAGAGTAGACAATTATTCCAAATTGCCTTAAATTAAAAAACTTACACATAGGAGAATAAAATGAATATTAATAATATTACTTTTACGATGGCCCAATATAAATACAAATGCTTTATGTATGATGTGTTTAACATGTCCAATGTTGAATACCCATGCAAAGGTAATAGCTTTATTGAGGGTAGTAACTGGATCTTAAAAGATCATAACAACAATCCACTAGCAATAGTAACTGCTAAAGGCAAAGTGCAGGTAATGTAAATGTCCTTTCAAGCAGTTGCATGGTGCAAAAAGCAATCGTGCAATCTGCCACTAACTAAATTAGTTTTAGTATGGTTGTGCGAGTATGCTGATGAGAACTATAGTTGTTATCCAAGCCAAAAACATTTAGCAGAACTTTGTGGGTGTTCTGATAGATCTGTTCGCAGGTCATTAAAGTGGCTTGAGGAAAATAACTTAATTACTGTTAAGCATGTTTTAGGAACATCTAACAGGTATTTTATATGTATGGACATGAGTGACCACACCCCTTCGGAAGTGGAAGTCCAAACCCCTAGGACAAAGAAGTCCGACAATAATAAAGATAATAAGAAAGATATATCAAAGGAGTTTGACGAGTGGTGGATGTTATATCCAAGAAAAGTTTCTAAATATAAGGCTTATGAATCTTATGCAAAAGCTCTTAAAGATCTTCCACACATGTTACATATAAATGTCTTATTAATTTGTGCAAAGGAGTGGAATGAAAACGACCTCAAGTTTGTTCCCCATGCTACAACTTTTCTGAATCAAAAAAGATACCTGGATTATGTTGTAAAAGAGGGTAAGGATTATAAGATCAAAAAATCAAAGAAAAAGAACAGCAAGAACTTTCTTGCAGGATAAGGAGAGAATATGTATCAAGTTGAAGATAACTTAAATAAGTTAGGCATTAGGATTAATAATTTTGCCCTTGGCAATCATAAAACCAAATGTCCGGAATGTCAGCCACATGCACACAACCCAAAGGATAACCCTTTAAGTGTAACTGTTGAGTCTGATCATGCCATTTACAACTGTCACCATTGTGGGTTTAGTGGTGGCGTTGGCGATGGATCTATAAAACCAAGCTATAAACCTAGCAAGCCTGTATATAAAAAACCGGAGCCAGTTAAATCTGAGCCAATGGATAAAGCATATGCATGGTTTAAAACTAGGGGCATTGGTAAGCCAACCATAGATGCTATGAAAATTAGTTATGAAAATAACCAAATAGCATTTCAATACTTTGACAGTAGTGGTGACCTTACCAACATAAAGTATAGGGGTGCCAATAAAACATTTAGGCAAACTGCAGAAACAAAGCCAATACTTTACAACTATGACAATTGCTATAACAGCGAAACTGTTATTTTTGTAGAGGGCGAAATGGATGTCCTTGCCTGTTGTGAAGTTGGTTACACATTTGCAACAAGCCTACCTGGAGGAGCTCCAAAAGAAGCAAAATTTAAAGCTGATGATGCAAGGTTTAAAGCATTAGGTAATTGCCCACTAAAGGCTAAGAAAATAATTTTGTTTACTGATACAGATGGACCAGGCAAAGCATTGCACCAAGAGCTGTTACATAGGTTTGGTAAAGATATTTGTTGGTATGTTAAAGCACCGGATGACTGCAAAGATGCAAATGAAGTGTTAATGAAACATGGCAAAGAAAAACTTATAGCATGCTTAGAAAATGCAGTGCCTTACCCTATAGATGGTTTATACACTGTTAGGGACTACTATAACGAGGTGCATAACCTTTACGATGGTAATTACCAAAAGCCAATAGAAATTGGCATGAAAGGTTTGGATGAACTTTATAAGATCATAGCCCCAAGGTTTGATGTTTGGACTGGGATCCCAAACCACGGCAAGTCCTTAATGTTAGATCAAGTTATGTTAAACCTGGCTAAAAACCATGGTTGGAAGTTTGCAATATTTAGTCCGGAGCATAGCACTGCCATGCACATAAGACGCATGGTGCAGATGCATTTAGGTTTAAGTTTTGATGAGGGCTTTACAAATAGAATGGATAAAAAGCAACTCAATGAGGGCTTGGCATTTATTAACAGCCACTTTTTCTTTATTGAAACTAAAGACGCTGTCCCTAGTATTGATTTGATCTTAAAAGTAGCCAAAAGCAGTATTTTAAAACATGGTGTAAAAGGCATTGTTATAGATCCATTTAATGAAGTTAGTGCAAAGCGTGAGGGCAACCAAAGGGAAGATGAGCATATAAGGGACTTTATAAGTTTATGTAAACGCTTTAGCCGTGTGCATAACATATTGTTTTGGGTAGTAGCACACCCTACCAAAATGCAAAAAGGCACTGATGGTAGATACCAACAAGTTTCTGCATATGACATAAGTGGAGCCAGTCATTGGGCTAACCAAAGCGACTGTGTTATATCAGTTTACAGGGACTTTGACGATAACAGCACAACTGTTATTACTAGAAAAATTAGGGAACAAGATATGTATGGAAAAATTGGCGAGGCTAAGTTTTTCTATGATCTTGGAAAGCGTAGATTTTTACCACAAGAGGATAACTATTATGACTATGATATTTAAGAGATATTATAAAAATCGTTTGGTGTTACCTTGCCTTGAGTATATTCATAAATGGCTTGCATATTCTTTATATTGGGTATGCGTGTGCCTAGCACATATTTGGACAAGGTGCCTTGAGGTATATGCCTACCTGTTGCGACTAGAAGATCTTCAACAAACATTTGTTGTGTCATGTTGTGATCATTTAGGTAGTTATCAAGTTTCATATAGTGAAGTATATTCCAATATGGATTATAATAAAAGATTCAATAAATTAAATAAAATGAGAGGTATAAAATGACTGATCCGTTTAAATCGTGGGGTATAAAACATCTTAGCCCCAGTTCAATTAACTTGTATATCGCTGATCCTGCTCAATGGATCCTAAAATATTTGACAGACTTTAAGAGTCCAGGGAGCCCTGCAATGTGGCGTGGAACAGTGGTAGATAGTGGTATAGGTAAATATTATGGGTTACATGAAAACCAACCCAGTCAAAAATCTATAACAACCTGCCAAGAAGATGCACAAGAAAATATGATGGCCCTGTTAGATCTTAGTATCAAAAACAAAGAATATGAGGGCGATGATGATGAAATGCTTACAAAGTTCCGTAAAGAGTATGGCGATGTGCCTGCCTATATAAGAACTGCAATTAACTATTACGATACGCTTACAGAAAAGCCTGTAGGCTATCAAGAAAAAGTCATATATGAGGCTAAAGGGCTTAGTGTTCCAATACTAGGCTACATAGACCTTACTTATGAAGATACTATAAGGGACATTAAGACTACAGGTCGTAAAGTTTCTGAGGTATCAAACGCAATACAGAGGCAGGTGTCGTTATACGGCTATGTCAAAGGTTGCGTGCCTATCGTTGACTATGTCCTGGTCCAAAAGAACACTAACAGTGTTTCTAGCCATACCATAGTTGATGTAAAGGCAAACACAAAAGTGTTGGAGCAAGGTGCCAATGGCATAAAAAACTTGCTTTCAATATCAGATGATATTAACGACTTAATTGCTTTATTTGTGCCTAATTTTGACGACTGGCGTTGGGATAAGGTTACAACTAAAGCAGGCAAGTCTTTATGGAGTATAAAATGAATGAAATAACATACAAAGAAGTATGGAATACGCTAAGTAGTGTTGACTGCTCAAAGCACACCGATAGCAAAATGGGTTTGACCTATTTGCCATGGGCATGGGCTTGGGGCATTTTAGTCCAACACTATGCACACGCCCAATATTCTTTTAAACAAGAAGAATATTTGGATAACGGCACTGTAATGGTGGAATGCACTGTAGAAATTGGTCACCTTAAAAGGCATATGTTTTTGCCTGTTATGGATCATAAAAACAATTCTATAGCTAACCCTACAACCAGGCAGATAAGTGACGCAAGAATGCGTTGCCTAACAAAATGCATGGCTATGTTTGGTTTAGGGCATTACATTTATGCAGGTGAAGAACTGCCAAACGCTAATGTAGATAAATCAGAAGCTAAGGTAAAACAAACACCCAAGCCAAAAGAAGATACTAAGCCTAAATATAAGCTAGTAACTGATAATGGCGAGGATCTTGGTATTTTTACAGGTGAAACAGATCTTGTAAAAGAATTAAGATCAAGACTCGGTGTTGCCAAAGATGACATTAAAGATGACCACAAGGCTTTCTTTAAGGTTAATTTTAAAACAATACAAGAAGCTAGTAAAAATGCCGTAGGCGATGAACATGTTGCCTTGGCAAAGCTACTGGCTCTGTATTGGGAAAATAAAGACTAATGGCTAAACCCACTAGTTTGCATGATTACTTATTTGTTTTTATGCGTAAAGGCGAGTGGTGGACTTATTGGGATTTGTCCAAAATGATACAACAACATTTTGGTAAGTTATATAACGATAATTCTATAAGTGCCGCCATGCGTGACTTTAGAAAACCACCCTACAAGGCAAAATATAATTTGCCTAGTGGGGAGGTAGTTCTAAGAAGAGGTCGTATAAACGGCAAAGGTAATGAATATAAATTAATCACCAAGGAGGAAACTAATGAGTGATAACAAAAAAGTCCCACCAATTTTTGTGGGCAAAATGTGGTCAGAAAATGAAGGCACGATCCTGGCAAGTGGCAACATTTACAGGTGGGAACATAAAGACATGGAAAAACCACCTAAAAGGTATATAAAAGTAATTAAGTCTGTAAATAACTTAGGGCAAACTAAAATAGAAGTCCTGCAAAGTATAGGCTTATTATTTGACAATACTGATGATCCTAACAGAAGACCTAACAGTCCGGATATAGGTGGTGGCGTTACAGTTGATACAGTGCTAGAAACTAAAGACGACAAAGAAATTGTAGAGTGGGTAGAAGCTAAGTTTGGTGCTTGGCTACAAAGCGATGCAGAATATGCAGGCGATCAATATTCTATAAGCATTAGCAAAAAACTAAAGCAAGATAGTTATGAAGAGCCAAAAGCTGCACCCATACCTACAGCTCCACCAACATTTGATGATGATGACACGCCCTTCTAAAAGGCTTGTAGATCTAGACCATGTTAAGTATGTAAAAACACAACCCTGCTTTGTAAGACGAGCAGGGTTTCATGGTTGCCAAGGTCCCATACAAGCACACCATTTACTAAAACCTGGTGATAAAAAAAGGGGCATGTCTTTAAAGGCAGGTGATAATTGGTGCATACCCTTATGTATGCATCATCATCATTTATTACATACAAAATATGGCGATGAACATAAATTTTTTAAACGCTATGGCATACCAGAAGATGGTGGAATTAAATATGCCATGGATCTATACAACAAAACTAACTTATATAGGGACAGTGACGACGACTTGCCCTTTTGATACACTGGAATTATGAAAAACCCTTACAAAATAGAAGGTCCTGCATTAATCAGCTTTAGTGGTGGTAGGACAAGTGGATACATGCTTTATAAGATCTTAGAAGCATATGACGGCAAGCTACCTAATGATATATATGTAGTTTTTGCCAATACAGGTAAAGAATGCGAAGAAACCCTGGAATTTATACATGAATGCGATACAAAGTGGAATGCCAATGTGGTTTGGCTTGAGCATTACTTTGGACCGGAAAGACCTAAACATAGAACAAAAGTTATTAGCTTTGAAACAGCCAGTCGTAATGGTGAGCCATTTGAAGCATTAATAAATGATAGAAAGTTTTTACCAAACCCTGTTGCAAGGTTTTGCACTAGCGAACTTAAAATAAAAGTTATGAAACGCTATATGAAAGAACAAGGGCATAAAGACTGGTCTAATGTGCTTGGTTTGCGTTATGACGAGCCACATAGGGCTGTTAGGGCCAGGAATCAAACATATGAGCCATGGGATAACCTTGTCCCTTTATATGATGCAAAAGTTAATATAGAAGATGTTATTGAGTTTTGGGAAAACCATGAATTTGATTTAAGGCTTACACAAGTAAATGGCAAAACATTAGCCGGTAATTGTGACCTCTGCTACCTAAAAGGCAAAGATACATTAGTGCAAATTATAAAAGAGGATCCTAGCAGAGCAGATTGGTGGATCAAGCAAGAGCAAAAATTTGGTGAGCATAATGGTGCCACATTTAGAAAAGATAGAAACTACATACAACTTGTAGATATAAGTAAACAACCAACGCTAGACTTTGCAGATGATGAAAGTTTTAGCTGTTTTTGTCACGACTAATGAATGTTCTAAGTTTATTTGATGGCATGTCTTGTGGGCAACTGGCTCTAAATAATATTGGCATAAAGCCTAATAAGTATTACGCAAGTGAAATAGATCATTTTGCAATTAAGGTATGCCAGGAAAACTTTCCGTTTACTATCCAGGTAGGCGATGTTGTAGATCTAAAAAGGGAAGATATACCAGACGATATAGATTTATTAATAGGTGGCTCACCATGCCAAGGCTTTTCTATGGCAGGTAAGCAACTAAACTTTGATGATCCAAGGTCAGCTTTGTTTTTTGAATTTGTTAGGATCCTAAAAGAATTTAAACCTAAATACTTTTTATTAGAAAATGTAAGAATGAAAAAAGAGTATGAAGATGTAATAACTGAATACATGCAAGTAGAGCCTATACAAATAAATGCAAGCCGTGTATCAGCACAAAATCGTGTAAGGCTATATTGGACTAATATTCCGGGTGTTGATCAGCCAAATGATAAAGGTATTGTGTTGCGTGATATTTTGGAAGATCTACCAAAGTATAAGCGTGAAAAAATGAATAGTAGAAATGGTAAAGGTGCCAAGGCTTTAGATGATAAAGCAGTTACTATGACAGCCAGTATGTTTAAAGGTGCAGGCAATGATGGTGTTACCCTGGTGCCTCAACCAAAAGGTAAAGAGGGTGTAGAAGGGCTTACAAAAGAACAACTTATAGAATATACATACCAAACTAATGGCAAACCAAAACAAGTTGGCATAGCTGTAGATATAAATGGGCATGACATATTAAAGCGTGTATATGATGTTAATGGCAAAGCACCAACATTAAATACATGTGGTGGTGGCAACAGGGAGCCAAAAGTTATGGTAACAGGTGCAAGTTTGCGTGGTCGTGCATATGATGAAAACGGCAAAAGGCTAGATAGAAATGGTGCAAGTATTGCAGGTATAGCAAAACAATATTTAGAACTAAGGGAAGATGCAAAAGGCAACTGTTTAACTACTATTAATGATAAAGACAACCTGGTTGCAGAATCTACAGACAACATGCACTTTTTTTGGCGTAAGTTATCGCCAATAGAATGTGAAAGGCTGCAAGGGGTGCCGGACAACTACACTGCATGTGTAAGCAACAGTCAACGCTATAAACAACTGGGTAATGGTTGGTGTGTGCCTGTTATAGAACATATATTTAAAAATATGAAAGATTTGCCACAACCTAAAAAGTTAGGTGTGCCAAAACAACTATCACTTTATATGTGATAAGGTTAGTTTATGAATACATGGTGGTATGCTTTGGACCAGGTCCTTAGCAAAGAGCAATGCAATAAGATCTTAGAATTATACCAAGCACCAACACAAGGTAAGGTTGGCTTTTATAAAGAGACAACTAATGACTTTGTAAGAAAAGTATCAATACATGGGTTTGCCTATAATACCCATGGCAACAAAATAATAAGTGAAATACTAGATCCAATAGTCAACCTGGCTAATAGGGAAGCATTTGGCTTTGATATTTCTGGTATAAAAGAGTTTCAGATCAGTAAATATAGGGCAAATGATTATTATAAAGAACACATGGACTGTTATTTGAAAGGGATCCCTGCACAACGCAAGCTAAGTATTACAGTTCAATTATCTGATCCGGCAGATTATGAGGGTGGTAACTTTATATTTAATAAAGATATACCTGCATTACCGGACCAGGTCCATAATCAAGGTAGCATAATTGTATTTCCAAGTTTCTTATACCACCAGGTAGAGCCAGTTACAAAAGGGACCAGGTCTTCCTTGGTGGGTTGGTATGAGGGGCCACATTTTAAATGATAATAAAATGCATATTAGGTGTGTTTTCTTTAGTATTTATGGGTTGGTTTGCTTACATGAGTTCACACTTAGTAAGTGAACAAAAAGCAGGTAAATCTTTACCACTTCCCTGGGAAAGAAGCTGCAAGAAAAAGCACTAGAAAGACTTGTATTTAGTCCAATTTGGAGTAATAATCATAGAGTAAATTAAATAAAAGGAGTTAATAAAATGACAAATTTACCAAAAACAGAAAGTAGAATTAACTACGATCTATTCACGGCTTGGGATACCCAAGATCTTAAAAACCACTTTGAGTATTTGCTTAGAAAAGTAGAGGCTACAAGTGATGACATTAAATCATGCCAATTAGTTCGCACACACCTTTTAGAAAGGGGTGAGGCAGAATGGTTAAAAATTGTGCATTGGGAAATTATGGAAATGGTTAAAGAGGGGGTGCTGTAATGACTTGGCAAATAATTAGTAATAAAGAAATAGCAAGCACAAACCAAACTGCTAGAGCTATAGAAAGTATTAGGGATGACTTAAAAGCCCTAAAAGATGAGCTACCACTTGATGCCTTACATGGTGGAATAGTGCTAGAGATTTTCCAAGATCTAGAAAGTAGTATTGAATTTTTAGCTAACACAACTGAGGGGGTGAATGATGTTTAGTAAAATGGATAAAAAAACTGCAGGTGCAGTAAGAGAAATATTAGAAAACGAGCTACCGGCTATATTAGAAAAACATGGCTTAAAGTTTGAAATGGGCAATGGTAGTTTTGACAGCGATAGCGTTAAGTTTAATAACTTTAGAATTGCATTAGCTAATGCCAAATCACAAGAAGAAAAAGAGCTTGATAGAGAGTTGGCTTGGCGAGAAGAAGCAGTGCATATTGGCTATGGTGACAACGCACCTAAGAAGTTAGATAAAACTAAAATTGCTACTATTAATGGTGACAAGTTTGCTTTATATGGTTTTAGACCTAAAGCAAAAAAACAGCCATGGATCATATTAAACCTTAAAACAAAATCACAACATATATGTGATGATAAGGTAGCTGAAAAGTTTTGGGGGGTTGCATAATGTCACTTACCCTAACTGTTAAAAACCCTACACCACAAGTAGGGTTTACCACTGATGAGTTGCACAATGCATGGGTTGGCTTTATACACAAAGCTAAGTTATACAGGGAGCAATATAAAAAGCGTAAAGGGCTTACTGATGAAGATATGGGGGGCGAATTTCATTGGAAAGATGAACACTTTGCCAAAATATTTAAAAGTAAGTTTGATGTAACTGCACAAGCCTGTAGCTACTATGCAGGTGCAGAGTTAGAAATAATTGAAGAAACACCCCACATGTATATTGTTTATACTGAGGGGTATTGGGAAGCAATAGGAGGATAATATGGCTAAACCAAATTTTAATAATAAAGATGTATCACCTGCCGTTAGGTGGGGTTGTGAAAGCAGTAAGTTTTTAGTTGGCAAAACTATAAAAAGCGTTAGGTATTTAACACCTTCAGAACTGGAAGCATGTTTTGGCACAAGTGACATGTCAAGCCCACTGCTTATAGAGTTTACTGATGGGCATTACATGTTCCCTATGAGTGATGATGAGGGTAATAATGCAGGTGCCTTAGCAACAAGCCACCAAGGCATGTTAAGCACTATACCGGTAGTGGGGGTGTAATATGAAAAATTATTATGTTTATGTTATGTGTGACCACTTTAATGATTACAGGCATGTGTGTAGGTTTACCGACCTACATACAGCTTTAGAAAGTTGTAATAGAAAGCGTTTTAAGGGTGTTGATAGCTTTGTAAGCACTAGAAACGATATAGGCATACACAAGCCAGTTGAATTAACAAATGATTGAAGCACAAAAATTGTATGAAATGGCAAAGCAACAGGCTTTTGAATTGCAAGTGCCTACAGATGAAATATTAGAGCCATTGTTAATAAAGCATGGTTATGTAAATGATAAGGGTGTAACACTTGTAACACACGCTATTACTATAGGTTGGGATGAAGATACTTCCAAAGTGCCAACTGAGGGTGTAAATAAATGAGTATTGAACAAGATCCACAATTCATTATTGATCCTAAAGAAAGTTATACAGAAAACTTTCAGAGATACCATAGATTTTTAAAGGCTGAAAGGGAGGTATATATTAAATACTATGGTAGTGATGAAGATCCAATGCACTGCCCTAAAAAGGCTAAAGATAAATTTGATACGGAGGTGTGGTATAAGTGGATAAACATATAAAAGAGAGCTTTAATAACTTGCTCAAAATGCTAGAAAGTTTTGAGACAGATCTAAAAAAGTTATGGAAGTTTATTACAAGGGGCTAATTAAGCCCCTTTTTTTTCGCTGTTATATTTAATATTTAAGCCTGCTAGGGTGCATAACCTATTCTTTTCTGATATACCTGCAGGTGTCATTTTAAAGTTGTTTTCTACCACCTCAACAAAGCCTTCTTTGATCAAACCATTTAATATATCGCTTGGTATTTCATCGTTAAACATAACGCTTAATAAGCTACCTAATCGTTTGTTTTGTGTTTTACTTAATGCCATTAACAACTACCTAAACAAGTGCCTACCATTGCTTCTACTATTGTTGTGCCTGTAAATAGCTCTTCAATTAACCAGGTTACACCAAAATTTACTCCAAAGATCAGTAGCAATATTTTAACTGGCAGTAAAAAAATAAAAAAAACTCTAGCAAATTTTCTACCTAAAGATATTTCTGACCATGGATCTTTTAATCTTTCTTTTATCCAACTAAACTTCATGCCATTCTAAACCTTGGAATAATAAGCTCTCTGCTTTTCTACGCCTTACTAGACCTTCCAGGATTTCACCATTTGCTTTGTTCCACCTTTGCATTTGGTGTGGCACCTCGTCATATTTGCCTGCATTCAATACTTTAAGCATTGTAGAAGCCTTTAAATTATTAGGACCTAAATTGTAAACCCATGCCACTAAAGCTGAGAATTGATCCTCATTTAATGGTGCTGTTACTAGATCATTTATATAACCTTCATATTCTTCTAGCTCAACTTCTAGTAAGTGGTCTGCATGGCTTTGTGATATCACATCGCCTTCTTTTACATTTTTTGTAGATCCATATCCGATTGTCCAAACTCCTGCCGCACATTTGTATGCTTCAAGTTCGCACCCTTCAAATTTTTTAATAAGGCTTACACCTTCTAATGATGTTTTCATATTAGTAGTCCCCCCACTTATGTTTCTTTTTACCTCCGTCATACCAAACGGCATGCCCTTCTTTGACAAGCATTTCACAAATATCCTTACCATCTTGCGTATAAGGTGTTGCCAGGATCCTGCCATATTTTCCTTTTCCATGTGATTTAATTAAGAATTTACCTACGCAAAGTTCTTGCAACCTTGCTTTTGCTTCTAAACCCAGTTTCTTTTCTGCTAGGTCTCTAGTTCTGGACTCCGGTGTATCTATGTTATTTAGACGACACCTTTGGTTGCGTAACCAAACACCAAAGCCCAAGTCCAAGTCCACATCTATCGTGTCACCATCTACAATTTTTACAATTGTTGCGTTATATATAAATGCTTCTGCCATATTTACCCCTTTGGGTTGTTAGTTATTACTTATCTTTGGCCCTTAGAATATTCAAGGCACATAAATCAATTAATTTATACAACTTGCCTATCCATACATCATCCTTTGGCGTTGGCGTAATTGCTGCAATGATAGAGCTAACTGTTACCACTGCTGTTACTATGCCAACTATATTTACTAAAAAGTCCATTTCACCTCCCCTTTTAGTTAGTTAAGCCTAAAATTTATCATAGTTAGTCTTCGTTGGAAAGGTTTTGATCTAAATCTCTGTAATACTTATTTATGGCAATAATGTTCTCTAAATACCTTTTAAACTCTGCCATATTCATGCTTAGGTTTTCATATTCTTTAGTTGTTAAAGCATAGTAAGCCTGCTTGGGGGCCAAGCCTTGTTCTAGATCCGTTAAATATTGCTCCATTATTTCCGGTGTTAAAACTTCCCAATCTACATCTAATAACGCCAGTTCCCTGGGGAGGGGAGGATGAAACATTGGGGCAGGCTTGGCAACTCTTGTAATTTCTACTGGCTCTACTTTAGGTAACATAGAGCAACTTGCTACTGCAAATATACTAATTATCAGTGTTATCTTCTTCATCTATATCAAATTGGTTAGGATCCGTAATCGCAATTAAATTATCTTTTACACGCTTTGTTGCTTTGTTTACTCTGTTTTGGATCAGTCCAGGCTTTTGTAGGGCCAGGTTGTCAAGATCATGTCTAGCAAATGTATCACGCAATTTATTAACTTCCCTTTCAGATTCGTTTTTAGCTTTTTCAAGCTCGTTTATTGTGTTTTGTGTATTAGCTGCACTAGTTAGCAACCTATCAATGTCTTTGTTTTGTTCTTCTATTTCTGTTTTTAAGACTATGGCATTAGCACGCAATTGTGCTATTTGATCATGTAAATAATCTATATACCATGCACTACCGGCTATTGATAATAGTAGTAGACCACCTAACGCTATACTGAGCTTGTATCCCAAGTAAATACCTCCTCTGGGTTTTCTATACCCTTGAACATCATTGTCCCAAGGGGCGTTAGATTAAATTCTATCCCAACTTCTGTCTGTTTACCAATTAGTATATGTGCTTGAGCTTCTTTAGTCCCGGACTCAAGCCTTGCCGCCAAGTTTACAGCTCTACCTATGCAACTGTAATCAAACCTGGTTTCACTACCCATATTTCCAATTGTTGCCCACCCTGTATTTATACCTATGCCAATTTCAACTGGATCTAAACCCTGCTCTACTAATTCTTCATTTAGCTTTGCCATATTTGCACGGATATCTAATGCACATAACAATGCTTTTTCTTCATGCTTTTCTAGATCTAAGGGAGCTCCAAAAACTGCCATTAAGGCATCACCAATAAATTTGTCTACCATTCCATTATGTTTTTGCACTGCTTTTACTTGTGCAGTTAGGGCTTTATTCATAATGTATGTAACTTGTTCCGGATCTAGTTTTTCACTAAGGGCTGTAAAACCACGCACATCTGTAAATAAAAATGTTGCGTAACGCTTTTCGCCACCAAGTTTTAATATGCCAGGATCATCTTGCAGTTTTTTTACTTGGCGTGGATCTAGATAATGCTCAAACTGTTTTTTTATCTGTTGTCTTAATTTATATTGTTCACTGTAATTTAAGTAAAACCCAGTTGCCCCAGTCACAAAACACGCAATAAAGGACCAGGTCCAATCAATAAGTAAACCATTTTGTATCGTATAAGCTCCTAAAAGACCTGTAGAGACTAATACAGCAATAAATGCACCTAAACCATACACTAATGGCAACTTGTTTATTACAAGCCATATTAGGGACATGCTTATGATCAATAAAAGTAATTCTACAGCAGGTGCATAATCCGGTATGTAAGGGCTATTTTGATTAAGTATTGATTCGCTTAGGCTTGCTTGTATATCTTGTGGATAAAGTAAACCTTTTGGCGTTGCAATTTGTGGTAGGATCCCAGGGACACTTGTGCCTATAAATACAAATTTACCCTCAACATCTAACTCTTGCATGTTAGTTCTAGGTATATCAACCCAACTGATCCATTTACGACCTAAGTTATCTGTTTTAACAGGTGGTATGCCTTCTACTGTTATTTCTTCAATACCAAACTCATTTTGCTTAACTATATAAGTTTCAGCCTCAGCCAGTCTTTTTAATACTTGTGTGCCAAAAGCAGGCGTGTAACCACCATCTGTTTTATATAACAATGGCATACGCCTTACTAAATTATCTATTTCAGTCGGTGCAGAAACAATGCCCTCTAAGGCGTTTTTAGATATAGCGTCAATGTTAGGCATATATCCCTGCACCTCAATCCCTGGTAACTCTCCCTGGTAGCCAAGAGTTACAGTGCCAGTTGTAGGTGGTTGTAAGTTATTATCTGTAGAGAAGGTGGCAACAACTGTAGGAATGTCATTAATGAAATCAGCAAAAAATGTGTCACCACCAAACCTGTCCGGATAGCTAAAGTTTACCACCCACCCAACACCAATGGCACCCTCTACCATTATTTTGTATTGTATTTCTGCTAGTGTTTGTCTTGGAAAGGGCCAACCACCTTCTTGATCAAGCAAATCTTTATCTATATCAATAATAGTAAAGTAACCACTTGGCTCTGGTGTTTTAACTAGAGCATCAAATGTTCTTAGCTTTACAGTTTCTGCAATACTAAAATTAGATGCATAACCTAATATAAATACTATGAATAATACTAATATTGCTATTGTTTTTTTACCCACTAGACTGCCTTATAGTTATTGTAGAACTACTGCCTCCGTTGATCTTTACAGTTTTGCTTACACCATCTTGCACCAATATAACTGTATAACTATTGCTGCTATCAAGATCTAAACGCACTGTATTAGTAACTTGTCTTATTAATGTTATCACTTCACCATCTAAAATGGTTGTAATTTGTGTGCTAGGATCCTGGCCCACTGCTGTTCCACTTACTGCAATACTTTGCACATTAGCCAGTTGATCTTCTTCGGCAACTACTTCTAAGGCATCTAAAATATCTAACAGATCTTCCAAAAAGTTTACATCTAAGTAATTTATATCTAATTCTGTAAACTCAAAGTCTGGGTCCTCAGCTAAAAAATCTTCTGCTAAGTAATCTATATCTAATTCATTAAAGTCTAAGTAATCTGCAGTTTTTATTGTTTCTTCTTCTAAAGTAAGCACCTCTTCTTGTGGTGGTGTAACAATAAGCATGTTATCAATTGCATCTACTGTTAGGTCTAAAATTACACTTTTACTTGGTGCTTGCTCCCATACACTAACTGTTGTTGCCTCATAAGGTTGCGTTAGTTTTACAGTGCCTAAAGCTGTTGTAACTTCTATTTCCCCGGAAGCCAAGCCATCTGCACCCGGAAGCAAAATAATTAAAGATCTACCAAGCTCATCAATAGTGCATGTAAAATCCGTGCCTAATACTGCAATTTCTGCAGTTGGCGTGCTTAATTTAATATTTTGTTTTGCAATTTTATTAAACTTGCCTGTAACAAACCTGGCAGTGCCAAGTGTAAAGTTTAAGCCAAGCTCACTTTTGTTAGGATCCGGGTTAAAAACATATTTGGTAACAGTAAGGCTACTGTTTTCTGTAAGGCGAACTTGGCTATCATCTAAAAATGTAATACCGAGCCTTCCGTTCTTGGTAACGGCTTTATCATTTTGCTGTATCGCAAAGTTTAAACTTGCTTCGTAAGGTTTATCCCTTACTACTTCGGCATTACCTCTTAACTCAGATATACCACCAACACTAACAACCGGTGCTTGTTCCCCCATCATTCTGGGTGATACAAATATTAGCGTTAGAAGTGTTAGTAATAATCTTGAGATAGTCCCTGGCAAGTGTGCTTTGTTGCTTAATGTTAAATGTGTTAGAACTGCCATCTAAATCCAAATAGAAATAACCTGCATCAGATGCTGAACTACCACCATAGCCCTCACCTAAAAATGTTATGTCATTGCTACTACCATTGATATCCATATAGTTTGTTGCGTTGATATAATCAATGTCAAAATCAAACTCATTAGAATCGCCTGTAACGATCCAATCAAGGTTTAAATAACTAACAGAATCATCTGCAGCTAAAACAATATCAGCCACATTACTTGAGCCAGTTATATCAATGTTTAGGTTTACATAGTCACTAGCATTTAAACCACTACTATCTAACAGCAAATCCCAAACATTACTGTCTCCATCAAACTCAAAGAATCCAGTAAAGTTGTCGCCATCAATTGCATCAGATCTAAATATATTGCTACTACCTATTTGGTTTATATCTAGCGTCATGGTTGTGCCGTCTAGATCTAAAGCCGTGACACTACCTGCCTCGCTTTCAGATCCACCAATAATATTAGCACTACCAAGTTGCTCTAAGTCTATGCTTGAGGAAGCACCAGACTGGTCTACATAGATTTCATTATCATCTGCTACTGCAGAAAAACTTCCTACTAATAATGAAAACATAAATAAATACTTATTCATATTTCCAATAACTCCTATCGTAACCAGTTACGATAATTTCTAATAATGCACTTTCAATAGCTTTTTGTAAAGCTACAGTGCTTGACTCGTTTTCAGCGTTACCCACTTCAAACTCCACTAGCTCTGTTCCTGCCTCAATAAACTTAAATATATCTTGGCTAGATCCATAGCTATATATGGTCTTACTACTTGTTGCCTCTATTAGTATTTCGCCAGTGCTTACACTTACTAATCTAAGGCTTACTGTAACAGAATCGCTTCGGTAGAAAGTGCTGGCACCAAGCCCTAAATAACGAGAGCCAATTCCACCGGAAACAAGGTTTGTTTCATAACTTATAACAGCACCATCAAATAAAACACCTGCAAACAATAATGGCATAAGTGGTTTTTTTGCATCACCATCTGTTTGTAACTGATCCCTTACAGATCTTATAAGCTGTCTTTCTTTTGTAAGATTATCTAAACCTACACGATCAACAACAGTAAAAAAATTACCATTGCCTGCATGTTTAAGGATCTTTATTAATATTGCGTTTGGTTGTTGTGTTAATGCAGTGCTAAACATAGCAAACTCGCTATTAGATTTACGCTGTCCTGTCTGATCAGTAAAAGCAGTTGGGTAAACAGCAACGACTGGCTTGGCTACAGGTGCCTGTATGTTTTGTAATTCTTCCGTATATATAGGTATTGTTTTAGCCTGGTTTAAGCCTTTACTTGCAAACCTTTCAGCATAAGTATCCTCCAACACATTTAAGGTAGAGCAACTACTTAGCAGTATGCTAAAAAGTAAAGCTACCGATAGGGAGTGTGATTTCTGTGACTGTGCCATCTGCTGATGTAACCTTGAGTGTAATATTTAATCCATCTGGGCTTACATAATATTCTATGGTAGTTCCCATAAACTCTAATACACCTTCTGTTGATGGTGTCTCCCCAAATAAAGCATCTGTAAGCTGTCTACTAAGTTGTGAGTATATGCGTGATTCTAGGTTTTTAAGAAATCTGTTTAGAGTCGTGTTTTCCTCATCACGCTTTTGTTGTTCTTTAAGGGCCTTTATCTCTGCAATAATATCTGCCTTACGAGTAAACTCCTGCGATTCTGCCGTAAAATAGTGGCTACTGGTCCCCACTCCGGAGAAGCTAGGACTCTTAAATTTGTGAACTATTTCATCTGCTATTAGCTTGTTACCAAACACTACCAGGCAAATGCTAAATATTATGATCAATAACAGGTGTTGATTAAGTTTGTTTTTGCTTTGTTGCAACTCCTGCTGCTTTTTTTTGCTTATCTTTGGCATTATCTAACTCCCTTAGCTCTATAACAGTGTCCAACTTTTGTTGTAATCTGATAATGTCGTTATCTAACACCCTTATCCGGTCTATTAATCCTATCAAAGTTGTATTGGCTTGTCCAAGTTTGGTTTTTATATTGTTAGTTATGTATTTCCAAATAAAGTAAACAACCCATAACAAACCTACTGTAGCAACAATAGGAAAACCATATTGTTGTATTGAGTTTACGACATCCATGCAACCATAGATTTAATAGCCAGGATCCATATAGAAATACTAAAACCGATCATTAAAATCCATACAACTAATTTGCCCCAGTTATATTTTGTTTTTATATACCTTGGTGCTTTTGTTTGTTGCTCAAATAAGTTGTCAAACTTTTTATTAATCTCTCCGGGCATCGTTTTTACCATCTGCTCTTGCAATTCTATTTAGATCCGGTTTTATACCTAATACACTACAAAGTGTAGCGTCTATTCTAATCATATCATGATTCATAGTTTTAACCCTATTGTCCAAGGCGTTCACAATATTGCTTATACCATCCACCTGGCCCACAACACTATCCAATATATATTTTATTGTTGTAAAAATAAAAAACCCACTAACTAACGCCATGGCTATAGGAAAGCCAACATCGCCAATTAGTTTAAATACTTCACTCAATCTTCGCCTTTAAAGTTTTTACTAGCACCACTTGTGCCTGCATATAAACCAAACCAAGCAGCACCTGCACCAACAACTACAGATATAAGCCCAGACTGTTCAAAGTTAGGTGCCTCTAAGCCCATAAACCAATTTACAGTTTGGTATAGCAATATTATGTAAACAGTTAAAAACAACCTTGGGAAGATCCTCCAAGAGTCTACTGCTTTAGCTAAGTGTATCCACTTTTGGTGGGGGTTTTTAGTATCGTTATTTTCTAACTCAAAAACCTTTTGTTTTAAATTATTATTTTCGTTTATTAGATCCATGAATTTACTAAGATCTATTTCAACCTCATTTCTATCCATATCACCACTAAATCTACTATCACTCATATTAGCCTCCTATAGCTATGTCTGCCTCTTGATTAAGTGCATCAAGTCTTGTTGCATCATTAAGATGTATATCTTCCAACCAGGTTACAAGGTCGCCTGGTATTGTTAAATCATCAAAGTTTGTGTAATTAGTTCTTGCAACCGGTGTTATAGACTGCACTGTTTTAGCATTATCAATACGCCTTGGTATTACCCAGTTTTTGCTGTCCCTGGAAAAGTTTATGGATCTATTCATTGTGCAAGTTCCACTTGGGCTAGATCTTGTAGTATTTATAGTAAACCAAATTTGCACTATAACTTTGTCACCATCTACATAATCATATTTATAGTCGTTTACAGTAAATGTGTGTGCGTAACTAGCCATTATGGTTTAATCTCCTGGGCAACATTATGAACTACAAACCCATCAGCTATAAAGTTATGGTTATCAACAACCTCTGATAAGTTGTAAACTGTCTGCCTATCTAATTCTTGTATGCTTAGTATTTCAATGTGGCTGTAATTTGATAACAGTTTATCCCCAACTTTAAGCTGTTGACAATCTACTTTATGTTCTTCCAGGGCCTTAACTGCATCTATTGCCCACCATTTACCATCAGCACCTAATAATGGGTGTGCATCTGTAGTTTTTAGAACTTTGCCATCTCTAAACCTTATTTCCCATACAACATCTTCTTTAGGTGTCATTACATACTCAACTTGTTTTGGCTCATATAACTGGGTAACTAAGTTAAATGTTTGCACCAACTCACCAACGGCAACATTTTGTATAGGTTGTGTTCTGCCATCTGCCATAAGTATTTGTGTATTAGCCGGGAAGCAACCATATGAGTCCTCCGGATCAGGAACATATGTGCCTGTTGTTCTTATAGTATATGTATCTTGCACACCACCAACATTTAATGTTGCAGACCTGGTGGTTGCATCAGTGTTAGGTTTTAGGATCCTAAGCTGAATTGTATCGCCACTATCTACACTTTGGCTTACGCCTGTAAATGTTCCACTGTTTACAGACATTTGTGCTGAACTATGTCCACTTACACTAGCTGTTAAATTACCACTAAAGCCACCTAATGTAACAGTGTTTGATGTTTCATATGTTGTGGTGTTAGATGCTTTTGTTAATGAAAGCTCATCTGTAAATGTAAATGCGTTAGGTTGTTCAGCACCAAATTTTACTGCTCTAAGCCTTACATTTAAGCTACTACTGCTACTGTTACTATCTGCAGTTATATATGCTTTTAGTGTTTGTGTGCCGTCATAGAAAAACATAAATTCCATATTCATTCTATCTTCTGAGTTTGTATATTGGTCACCTGTATCATAATATTGGTTGCCCTCTTTTATACCTATTGGGAAATACTTACTAAATAAATTAGTTGATGATGATCCTTCCCTAATATCCAAATGTATAGATGCACCAAGTATAGGTGAAGCAGATGTATTTAATTTAACTGCAACACCACCCATATACATACCAGAGCCAGTTCCTATATCTGCAATGAAATCAGAGGACATTGTGCTATTTACAACAATTGTAGTGCCGTCTGCATCGGTGCCTTTTGTTATAAGATCTAGCTCATCTGTTTTAATTAGGCTACCTTCAATAACACCACCTGTAATTCTTTCGCCAGTTATATTTAAAGTGGCTGACGGATCATTAAGATCATCAACTAAAGCTGCAAAGTTTGTGCCTGTATTGTTACCAACTTGTGCTTCTGTTTTAACTGTTGCTGCAGCCCTACCACTTACATTAGATGTATCATTGGATGTTCCTTGGCTTGTAACAATATCGCCATCGCCTAAATCATTACCATTACTATCTAGCAAGTTATCGTCTGCCCTAGCACCTACTGTAGCTCCACTTTCCGGCAAAGAAGTAAACAACTTACCACTAGGCCCTACTACATCACTTGATGTTATCTCACTGTTTTTTATTGCATCCGGTGCATTGGTCAGATCTGTTTTAACTTGAGCTGCATTTAAAACATTACCAAGACCTACATCTGAATTGTCAAAAGAAACATCGCTACTAGATCCACTACCACCTGTTAGTCTTACAGCACCACCAACCTTGGATATAGATAATTGGTCATTTTTTATTGCGTCTGGTGCATTAGTTAGATCTGTTTTTACTTGTGTAGCATTTAACACATTGCCTAAACCAACATCAGAATTATCAAAGCTAACATCGGAACTACTGCCACTTCCACCAGTTAATCTTACTGCACCACCAACTTTTGATATTGATAGTTGATCATTTTTTAAAGCATTAGGAGCTCCTAAATTACTACCTATTTGTGTGGATCCTTTTTTAAGCTGTAGATCCGTTCCACTAAACGCTAGGCTTAGATCATCGTTTTTAACATCCTCATCACCCAAGGTGTTGTTACTACTATCTTTTAGGTTTGAGCCTGCTGTTGCACCAACAGTAGCACCACTTTCCGGTAAACTTGTAAATAGTTTTCCACTAGGGCCTACTACATCAGAGCTTGTTATTTCTGCATTTTTAATTGCATCCGGTGCGTTTGTTAGATCTACATCTACTTGCCTTTTATTTGCAACATTACCTAGCCCAACATCACCACTGTCAAAACTTACATTGCCGGCACCTGCATTGTTTAAAGATAGATTACCAGAGCCATCCTTAGCTAAAGTTACTTGAGCATTTTTAAGTGCGTCTGGTGCATCAACATTACTACCAATTTGCGTTGTGCCTTTCTTTATTTGTATATTAGTGCCACTAAATGCTAATGAAAGGTCATCATTTCTTACATCTTCATCGCCTAATGTGTTATTGCTTGAGTCTTTTAAGTTCGTTCCTGCTGTTGCTCCAACTGTCGCATTTGCTTCAATACCACTTAGCTTTGTTCCTGTCCCTGGCTCTAAAGAATCTAGATCAGAAAGTCCGACATTGGCTTTACCAAACGCCTGGCTGTCAATAACTGTAGTGCCTTTTTTTATTCTAAAAGTAGTATTGCCTGTAAAATCAACGCTTAGGTCACTATTTCTTACATCTTCATCACTTAATGTATTGTTACCACTATCTTTTAAGTTAGTCCCGGCTGTAGCACCAAGGGTTGCACCTGCTTCTACACCATCTAGCTTACTATCTTGTGCAGAATCAATGTCAGCTAGACTTAGGATCCCAATATCACCTGGTCCTGCTGTAAAAGTTGCACTGATCATAGAGCTTATTGCACTTTCTACCCCTAAATGGTTTACAGATCTTATCCAAAAGTAATATGTAGTGCCTGCTTCTAAGCCATCTGCTAGGTTTTGAAAGTCACGACCAGTTGAACTAGGCTCACCACCTAAAGTAGATACAACATTATTATCGTTTGTTGGCGTTCCTGTAGATGTTTTTCTGTAGATCTTAACAGCTCTAAAGTTTGTTTCCGGTGGGTTTGTCCAATTCAAAACAATACCAAACTTAGCATTAGAACTAGCAGACCAATTTGTAGGTGTGCTAGGTGCAGTTGCAGATGTAATTGTTATATTTACAGCACTTGTATAAGCACTTGCAACACCTGTAGATGCTATATGCTTTAGCCTAACATTGTATGTTTTACCTACAACCACATTAGGTATTAGCCCGGTAGAAACACCCTTACCAACCATAATGTCTGATGTATAGTCTGAGTCGGTGCTTAGTTTGTATTGTATTTCTGTTCCTATAATTAAGTCATTTGCAGCGTTAGTCCAGGATACTTTTATATCGGCTTTAGTAGTAGCACCCTCTACAACACTTTGTTGTGCCAGGGACAAACCACTTGGGGCAGATATAGTATTGTCGCCATTGCCTGTATCACCACCCTCATCTATTGGATCTTGATAATCTGATCCTGCAAAATCAAACACACTTGTTGCTGTTTCTTTTAGCTCTAACCTGGTTGCTACCATTTGTGCGTCTGATCCTTCAACTTCAACCATTTCCATATTAGTGCCAATAACTTGGAATATTTTTTGGTTATAGCTTAGTCTTTCATTTGTAAAATACACCCAGTCGCCAGGCTGTAGTTGCATAAACTTTAGATCCGTCAAAACACTTACAGATGCAGTTTGCCTTTGTGATTTTAAAGCTATTCTAGATAGCCTTTCTGCCATTGTCTTACTTGTTGTAAATGGTAACTGTAGCTCTAATTGTTTTTTATAATTTGCACTTGATTCACCACTAGGCGTATCTGCTGAAAGAAAACCACTGTCCTCATATACTTGTCCATCTGCAGCTTGGAACTTAACAGCAGAATCTACAAAAACAGGTTTTATAGCATTAAATAAAGATCCGGTGCCACCACCTGTATTTATTTTAAGTGGGGCCAGGAGGTTATCATCAGTAATTGTTAGGCTTGGTGTTTGTGTAGCCCCGGCAAACATATTAAATTTACCATTTGTATATGTAAGTGTGCCTGCACAACTACTTAGTAATGCTTCCATTAAGCCACCACCATCAGCTGCAAAGTTACTAAAGCCGTTACAAGTGTAGCGTGTTTCTGTTGTGCTACCATCTGATAAAGTAACTGTCTGATCACATATATTAGCTGCAGCCCCAAAGCCACCTGCAGTGGTTGCGTCATTAATTTCACTGCTATTAGCTTTTAAGCCATATAGTGTATTAGATAAATAATCCCTTACTATTAAAGCAGGGTTTGTAGAATATGCTGTAGAGCTGTCCCTGGGATCAAAAACCTTTTTGCCACGGATCACAAACGCTAAATTAGGTATGGCTCCACCGATCTTTTCACTATCATAGACCATTTGAAAATACACATATGAACAACCTAAAAACTTATCAGTGCTAGTTAAACTTGGGCATTGGGCTGCAGCAAAACCATTTGCACTTGTTTGGCTACCATCCTCAAATGAAAAACGCATAAGCCTACCGCTGCCTAAATTATTATCATTATCGCTATTTGTATATTTGCTACTTGTTACTGTATGAACTGTTGAGCCATTAATAGTAGAAGTAGATGTGGTAAGTGTTGTGTCGTTAGCTATAACACTTTGTAAGCCCTCTACTTCGTGTCCAGATAGGACAATAACCATATGCAATAAATTGTTGTCAGTGCCACTTGTAGACATATGCACAATAGTTCCACCAACCCTACACTCACCATATATAAGTTGCCTTGGTGCTATACCATTTCTTTGTGCTATTTTTGTCCCAAAGTTACCAGATGAAGCTGATATACCCTTAGATCCCATCCCACCAATAAGTGATGTTACTAAGGTAGTAGCAAAACTAAGTGTAGCCAGTCCTAATGCACCTGCACCGGCACCAAATAAACCAATTGTGCCAACAGCCATACCACCTGTTACGGCTACAACAAAAACAACCAATGCAGCAGTTAGGGCCGCTTTTACCTGCTTAGGCACGCCACACCTCCAATATATCTACATTGTTTTTAACACCTAAACAATCATCAGTTGGTGTAAGCACTGCATAACCATCCCATATACCTACTAGCTCATTTTCTTCTTTGTAGATAACTAGGTCGCCTTTTTGCACAAAAGACTTTGGTATTTCACGCATGCCTGCTTTTTTACATGCTTTGGCTACGCTTTTACCAAGTGTGCCATTGTATTTTTTTATAGCCTCATATGCTGATTCTTCATCTTTCCATTTTAGTGTTTTAGGTATTATGTCTTTGCCAGTTATAGCTTTTAGGCAAGCATTACTAAATATGCAACAGTCCCAGGATCCATACGCAAACGCTTTATTGCGACTCTGATCAATAAAGTCGTTAAATGCAAACTCCCAATCTTGTATTTTACTTATGCTCATTATCTAATTTGCCTGTTATCGCTAATAGTGTCATCACCATTACGACGACCACGACCACCACCACCACGAGTTGTAGTTTTACCCCATACAATTTCTTTGTCTTGTAGGCTTTGCACCCTGTTAAAACCGGTATCATCAGTGCCATGCAAAAACGCCTGGCTTTCTTTTGTATATCTAAAGTTGCAAGGTCTTTCAAAGTCTAACAACCTGTTTTCAGCATCTATAACTATTTGGGATCCTTCCGGGGTATCGCTTATGCTCATGTTAGACATACGCCCTGCAAATAAGGTAAGCGTGCCTGCAACTTCATTAGATCCACCCATTAAGTAACCCATAAATATTTCTATGTTTCTGTTTTGGTAGTTTTCAGATAGGGCCAGGTTTAAAACTGTTGAATCCATACCACTTAAAATTAGTGTTACACCTTCTGATTTAAGATCTGTAGACTCTGTTATATTAGATATTTGTAACAATGATCCTGCACCCAAGTATGTTTGCCCACCTAATGTAAGGTCATCGGTGCCAGTCCATAAATATATAGTAGAAGTATCAAACTCTGCTTTTACAGCAAAAAATAATTGCTGATGATCTGCACCCAGTCTGCTTACTATTTTGGAGTCTATACCTGGTCTTGTTGCCACTAAATCACCTCAACACACTCAAAGTTTATTCCATAGTTACTTATCCTATCTGCAGACCAACTTACTTCATTTGTAGCTAACCTAAATAAACCTTTTGGCGTGCCAAAGTGGACTAACTTAGTAGTGTGGTCACTTCTAAGTTTTGGTTGAACTGCAACTGAGTAATGATCTTTACCAGAATTAGTTGTAAGTGTTGCATCTTCTGTAACATATACTAACTGAACTGGATCAGCACTTGCACTACTTGTGCTACCTAGCAAACCTAAGTAGTCGCCTTGCTTTATAGTGCCTGTAGCACTGTTTGAGCTTGCCTCTAACGATAGGGCTTCTGCACCCTTAACATTTTGCCTTACTTTGCAATTTGCAGTGCTAGACTCGGTTACAAGCGTGCTGTCTACAACTACTACTGTATTGCTAGTTTTGGTCGTAATTTTATGTGTGCCGTTATTATCTTCATTATCTGCACCTGTAATATGTATAAAGTCACCAACTACTGCATTAGCAAATGTGCTTGCACCTGCTGTTATTGTTGATCCACTAAAACTTAAAGTAACATCTGCATTATTTACTCGTTGCTCACCTGCCAGGGTGGTGCCACTATAAGTGCCTGTATTAGTTTTTGCATCCGGATCTATAAATTGAAAGTGGTTTATACCACCTTTACAGTTAAGTAAAAATGTTTGCCAGTTTTTTGCCTGGTCCCTACGCATTGGTGGCAAAGTTACGCTTGCACTCCAAAACACCCTGTCAAATTCTTGTGTTTTAGTTTTACCACTAAATGGCGATACTGTTTGCCCTACGGCACGATTAAGTCTAAAGTCGCTTGATATAAAGCCTGGGGTTGCAGGCATTGTTATTGTCTTAGGCATTTCCTTTTAACATCCTCCTAAAGTTACCACCACGCATAGATGCATCAGCAACAGCACCTTTAGTTACTTCTGCTATTTGTGGCAACATTTTTGTTACCTCTGCTCTTACTGTAGGAACTACGCCTGTAGCAAAGTTTATTGACTGATTTACAACAGTAGTGCCAGCACCACCATACATGCTTGAGTCGTGATGATTCATGATCTTACCACTGCTATCCGGCACAAATAGTTCTGCACCCCTTTCACCTACAACAGTTGGTCTGCCTGCCTGCACCCTACCACCACCTGCATTAAAGTCTATAGTTGGTAATGCGTTAGAGCCAGTTAAACCAAACACGCTGTTTAAAATTTGGTTGACAATTGCCATTTGTATAAAGGTTGCAATAATTTGTTTTACTATGTTTTTGGCAAGATCCTCAAAAGCATCTAAGGCATCTGCACCGGTCATAAGTGCATCTACAAACTGGCTTGTAAATTGTTGGGTTGCACTTGTCATTGTTTGTAGCATTTCATCACTAAAGGTTACGGCATCCCCTAGACCTTCCTGCAATGCTCCACTTTTTACCATGGCAACAAACTCCTCATAATTGGCAAAAAGGTCTGGGAATTTTGCATTAATATTCTCAAAGTATTCTGAAAGATCAGCCTCATCGTTAAGTATTGCATCTGCTAGATCTTCAAAAGCCGTTTCTGGAAACTTTGCAGCGTGTGCCAGTTCATATAACCTTTGTTCTAATGGTGAAAGTTCTATTGCTGCTTGTGTGCCTTTGTCTATTATTTCTTGTAAGAAACTAGCAAATAACGCCAAGCTATCTGCATCATCACCTAAACCTGGTGGCAATAACCCACCTTCTTGCATTGCAGTTTTAAATGCTTGTAAATTTGATATGTTGTTTGGATCTACTAAGAATTTAAGCTCTGCAAAAGGATCTTGATCACTAAAGCCCATATTGCCTAGTAAATCACCACCAATGCCATCTTGTATGCCTTTTTGTAGTTGTCCTACTGCTGTTTGCACATTACCAACAGGTAAGAAGTTTTCTGCAAAGTTTTGCATGTCTGCATAGCTTGCAAAACCAAGGAATTGTGCAAAAACATCATCACCAAGCAGGTCATTGACCATGCCATCTTTAATACCACGGACAAAGATCTTCGGCACCATTTTGCCGTTTTCTTCTACTTCTTTTTGGTAAACCTTAATATGTGCAAAGCCTGGGAATAAGGTTCCCATATCTGACGCATTTAGCGTATCTAAGAAATCTTGCATAGTAGGCATATGTGGCGTGCTACTAAAGCTCGCTGTTATATCGCCTAATAAATCTAATGGATGTTTCCCGGAGTCCCCAGGGGCAACCATCCCGGCTGTATTTTCTGCAGTTATATCTACAAAACCTGCAGACTTACCTGCAAGTATTTCTGAAAGCCTTTGATCTTGGAAAGTTTTACGCATTTTATCCAATTCATTATTGAATTGTGCAACTCTGTTTTTAGCGTCAAAACCAAACAATCTATTTAGTGTTAGATCTAGTTTCCCACTTACGCCTGTTAAACCACGCAATGTTGTAATTAGGTGCATGCCTTCTTTACCAAACAACTGGGTAGCATCTTTTGCTCTGATCAGACTATCTGCAAGCTCTCTATTTTGCCTTGCTGCTTTATCTGTATCGCTTTCTATATCTTCTAATGCGTCGCTTAGATCAACAGTATCACTAAGCATGTTGTCTACAGCTACTGTAGCGGCCCCTATAATGCCACCTAAAGCAAGTAAACCTAATCCTCTACTTTGGATAGCAAATAACACTGCACTTGCTGTTGACGCACTTTTTAAGGCCCTAGAAAGTCTTATAAATGTATTTACTAGCGTTATGATCCCATTTACTACTGCTGCAGCGGTCAAGCCTATAATTGCACCTTTTAATACATCTGCATTATTAGTTACAAATTTCATTGTTGCCGCTAAGAATCTAAATGAGTCTGCTAAGACTTCACCAATAACTTTGGCACCATCTTCGCTTTCTTGGAAGAATGTAGCCATGTCCCTGGCGATTTGGATCAATACAGGTCTAAATTCATCACCTACTTGTGACTGGAATATGCTAAATGCATCTTCTAAGTTAGATATAGCACCTGTTAATGTGTTTGCACGCTTTTCTAAAGCATCTGGGAAGTTTTCCCTGGCAAGTCCCCTTAGATATTCAGATATGGCTACACCATTCCTATCAACAGTTTGTGTTATGCCGTTAAAGGTAGCTTTAAACTTGTCGCCCTCCACCTTCATAATCACATTAAACTGCTTGAGCATTTCCATTTCCCCGGTCATTGCCCGGAAAGTGGCTTGTGCAATTGTGCTTATGTCTTTATCAAACGCTGCAGCTAAGTTACCAAAGTCTTGTAAAGTATCTGCTGTAGGGGTTATACCTGCTTGTAATAAGGTAATAAATGCTTGTGTTACACCATCTAATTGGAAAGTGGTGGTAGCTGTAAAATCTTTAATGACATCAAAAGCAAGGTTAGCTGTATCTGCAGAGCCAGTTATAGCTTCAATAGTTGCTTTTAGATCTTCAAACTTTCTAGTTGTATCAACTATGTTTTTAACTAAAGCAACGCCACCCAATGCAACAAACGCAGTGGCAACCTTACCTAATGATAATTGTAAGCCCTTAGATGTTTTTGTTGTTCTATCAAGTTGACCTTGAACTTTTTTAAGATCCTTTCGCAGTTGGGCTGTTTCTGCCTGGATCTCTAAGATTAACTTGTCTACTGTTGTTCCACTTGCCATATTAGTCCGGATATAACTCCATCATTTCCTTTAATTCATTCTCTCTTAAAGGCGTGGAATTCTTTCCACTACTATTAAACTCAGTGAAACCTTCTATAGCGTAGTGTATTTCGGCAAATGAACTATCCCAAAATGTTTTAGGTGTCCAACCAATCATCCCCACACATATCTCATATAAGCGTGTGTAGGGTAATCTGTCCTCAGTTACCCTTGCTCCGACTTTTTTTCGTCTTGGTCTCCGGTGGCAAGCAATGAAGCTGCTATAAGATCAGCAACAACTTTTGTAGACGCTACTAAACCGGCATCTTGGACTAGTTTTCTAACTTGCGAATCTTGCAAGTCGTTACCACCACCTCTAAGTGCCGGTAATAAAACTCCAACGACCTGGCTGATGCGAACATCACCCCCTGCCATGTTTTGGGCTAATTTAAGTAACCCAATATCTAACGCATCTTCAATAGCTATTATGCTATCTATTGTAAGTCTTGCTTTATAAGACTTACCATTTAGCTCAACATCAACTTGGCCCTTTAATGGATTTGCCATCTGACTGCTCCTTTATTTTTTTAGAGTTTGCAATTGCAAGCTCAATGTTATATCTGTCATCCCTTTCATCTAGGACAACAGATACGACAGTATATTTTTTATTATTTATAACTACTTCGTCTCCAACATCGCCAATGTTTGGTGCGTCTAAATGTGATCCGTTAAAAAAGCCTACAGCCTTTTTAGATCCAATTTTAATGTCAACTTGTGACCACGCCATCATTAAGCTCCTGTAAACGCAATAGCTCCACTACTTTCAAGGGACACATTGTAGGTAACTTCTCCATTATGCTCACCTGCATATGATAATGCTGTAAGTTGGAAAGCACCTTGGTATGTTCCAAAGTCGGGGATAATTACTTGGTAGTTACTAAAGCTCGCTGCATTCCACTGGTTTTTCAGTGTTGTTTCGCTTGCTGCATCAGTAAATACACCACTACCAGAGATAGAAACAGAGGCAATACCTGCATCAGCAAGTAATGTTCTATTACCAGAACTGTCTTTGTTAGTAACATCAACAGATTCATCTGCTAGTGAAATCTCTGTTGATCTTAAACCACCTACAGTAGTAAAAGACTCCGGGGATCCACCATCACCTATCTTTAGTAGTAAACTAGCTCCTTTTTGTGCTGCCATATTTATACTCCTATTATATTTAAGTCGTTCCTAATATAATTGCACGGAATCTCATGACACCATGTCTTGTTACCCCATCTGGGTCCCTAACAATGTCACTAAACTCAAACCTAAGATTTACTAGGTTAAATCCAGTAACACTCAAGTTACTATCATGCAATAAATCGTGAACTCTGTCCATCATTTGTTTAACTTCTTTACTGCCTTTGTATTGTGACCATAAGTGACATTCAATAACCAGGTCCCCACCAATATGGTCTTTGGTAGAATAATCACTGGCTCTAACATCGCCTATTTCTATAAATGGGTAAGCTGTTCCATGTGGAACATCATCTGCTATTGTAGCCCCATATGTGGTTGTTAAAGTGTTATCACTATTTAGAGCTGTAAACACTGCTGTTTGTAATTGAAACTGCCCTATGCTCATGTCCTTTTAATAGCCCCCTCTTGTTTAAAGATCTTTGGGATCCGTTTTTTATTTATTTCCAGGGAGGGTTGCATAAATGGTCTAGCCAACATTGTTGTTGTGCCATATTCCAAATGCTTACTATATTCGGCACTGCTTATGATCAGACCAAGTATTTTTGTGCCTTCACTTTTTACTTGTGTTGTTATTTGGTTTACCAGGTAGCCAGTATCTGTTGCCGGATATTCACCTGCCCTACTAGCTTGGTGTGTTCTTCTTGGATTATATTTTTCGTAAACTACCCCGGACTTTGCCCCAGTTTGTATTTTTTCTATTGCAGTATTACGCACAAGCATTGCACTTCTATGGCATGCACGCATTACAGCTATCTTGCCACCACGCACACGCTTTTCTATAAGATCATTTATACCTTTTGCTAAATGTTCCGGTGGTATTCTTTTTATGGTCATGCTGCAACACCTTCCTCACATAACAGCTCTAAAAACCTATCTCTTTCACGCATATTTTTTATGCCTTTTATATGAAAGGTGCGACTTTCATAAACTATCTTATAACTGGTGTTTATATCAGATCTATAGCGTATTGTAATTTTATGTGTAACCTTTTCTTGTAATTGACCTTGCCTGTAAGATTCCAGGGCGTTTTGTGGTCTTATGTCTGCATATAGTTGTGCTTTGGTTGTAAAGGCTTCTGTATAACCACCTGCACCATCAGCAGTCCTTGTAGGGCCTTGTAAATCTACTTTATATCTTAGGTTGCCTATTCTATACATTAGCCAATAGACATTAGGTTAGAGGATCCTAAGCCACTATGTATTACATAAGGGGCATAAGCGTTCTTGATCATTGGCGGGAACTTTGTGCCACCTGTATCACCCATATCACCCCTATGCTCATACATAAAGGCTATATGTTGTAACATACCTATTTTTATGGGCTCTGGTATTGCACTTACACTACTGTAACCTGCAACAAATTCTACCTCTATTGCATTAGCTACCCTTAGTGCAGTAGGAAATGTTTCACCTTTACGCAAAACAATTCTACCTGGCTCCCTGGCATTATCTACATAATACTTGCTTGTTGCCATTGTTGTGGCTTCATCTGAATCATTGTAAGTTTTTACATGTGTTACAGAAACCAGTGGGCTTTTAGGTATATTTATATAATTTTTATAAAAGGTTATATCCGGCCCTGTTTGCATACCTTCCCATAGTGGGTCCTCAAAATCTTGAACAGTATCCAAAAACAGCCTATAAGTTGTTTGCACTAAAGTTCTGTTAAGGTGTTCCTCTGCATAACGCCTTGCTGTTTCTATTAAAGGTCTTACATTTCTTTCGTCGGTGTTATCTTCAACCCTAAGATATTCTTTAACTTCTTGTAATGTTAAAGGCTCTTGGGTTGGCTCTGTTTGTATTACTAAACCTGCCATTAGATGAGTGCTCCTACTATTTGCAAGGATATAATTAAGGCATATAAGCCCCATACCATTTGCTCAAGCCTAACAAACCTGGCTGATCCACTATCAAGCCTTTCTTCTATTTGTTTAAACCTTAACGCACATATTTCCTCGTGCTGTTCTAATGGTGTGGTTGCTGTTGCTTTTTTCCTTGCCATAACTCCATTAAATTTATCATAAATGAAAAAATTTAGATAGTATGAGTTTTATACTTTGCCTCGTATGTTTCTTATTGGCATGCCCCATAAGTTAGCTATAAGGCTTCTTCTAGCTACTTCGTTAGTTCCTTCGGTTACTCTATGTTCCAGGGATCCATCAAAAATTACGCATCTGTTTGGCTTTGGATCTATTTCTTGCGTATATTGTTGTCCTGGCCCAAACTTTATTTCTAGTTTGCCCATTGTTTCTAGATCTATATCTTCATGCACATATAGGACAGCTACAGCCAGTGGTTTTAATATAATGCCTTCTGCTTGAAATAAGCCCTCGTCTTTGTCGCAATGCCAATCTAAGCCTTTTCTTTGGGATCCGTTAGGATATGTGTTTGGAAACTTATGTGTCCACCACTCTATACCATCTGATATTTCTAGGGCTTTATCAAGCAATGTATTTCTTTTTGCACCCATGACAAACATTTCTTGTGCAAAGTAATGAAACATTAATTGATCTGATGCTAAGTTCCAAAAATCTTTTACTATAAATCTACCAGCAAGTGGCTCTTGCCAATATTGTTCCTCTCTTATTTTTCTAAGCTGATCTTGTTCTAAATAGTTTTCAATTACAATCAAGAGGGCAAAAATGAAAAAGCAAAAGCACTGTTGCCACTTGTAGGTATGCCATTACCTGCAAATGTTGTATATATGCCACCACCCCACTGTTGCAAAAACCCAGTATCAGATGGGGATGTATAACTATATTGAAAAGCTAAGGCGTTAGAAACCCCACCTCTAGTATCTGTTCCTGCAGGGAAAGTTATGCCATTTGTATACCAACTTCTAAAATGGATAGTGTTCATGTTTGATGAGCCAGGATCATTACTTGTAACAATCCTAACTGCAGTGCCACCACTGCTTACATATTTACCAACAGACATAAGGTCACAACTAGATACACCATATGGCCCTAATGGTATTACAGATGTAGTATAGTTTGTAGTCCCAGTCCAAGCCTTACCACTTGCTGCATTTAAAAGATTAGATGTAGCAATTCTAATACCTGCTCTAGTTCCCCAAGCATAAACACTAGTAGTAACACTTGATTTTGTTGATGGTGCATTATATGTAGGTGTTGGAATACCGGTTGTTATTCTAAATGTATTTTTAAAATCTAAGGCTTGCCTTGCTTCTGTTGCTGTTCCGGGATTATAGTTAGGTGCAGCACCATTTAATGATAATGCACTGCCATTTTTTCTTGTAACTCTATCTCTTGTGTCGCTTTCATTCATGGCAACAGATCCACTACCACCACTTGTGCTAGTTTTACTATCTAATACATCTCTAATGCCATCAAAGTCTGGACTGGTATCTAATGTGCTCATTACTTACTCCAAATAATTTTCCCTAAATGTATATTGTATCTCATACATTTCTACGACATATCGTTGTTTGTTTTGGTTTACATCTTGCAAGTCATAAGTATGTATTCTCTGTTTTATAGTTTTTGCTGTTTCAAAGTCTGGTAAACCAATTTTAAAATAAAAAGCGTCAAACCATGTTTTAAATTGTTCTTTCATATAACTATCTTTTGCAAAAGTTATTCTTATACCAGTCGCACCGATAGATTTCATATAATCAGCGTTCCACTTTTGAAATTCTTCGCTATACCACCACGCCTTTGATCCGTTTTGATCTCTACCGATCAAACTATCACATAAGTTTAAATATCCGTCATTATCTACAACACATGCCATCGCACCAACCATATAGCCATCTTTTTTTAAGATCCTTAGATAATGGTCGCCATCTTCTGGTGTATTTAGGTTTCTGCTTTCAGCATATGACATGTAAGTTATAGCCAGGTTATTTTTTACTTGCTCCCAACTAAACAAACCATCCATTGGCTCTAACCCTCCAACAGATCTATCTACAGTGTTTTTGTTAATTATTTCATCTTTGCAGTCTTCTAATATCCTGTCAAAGTCTGCATTAAATTCAAAACCTTCCCCAAAAAAGTATTTTTCTGCAGCTTCTTGTGTTGTTATTAGTTCTGCTGTATAGGTTGCCATGCCTTAAATATTATCATTAACATACCTGCAAGACCATATGGTAAGACTATATTTTACGCCAGTGCGTAATGGCAGGCATTCATGCCCATGTGTTACTTGTCCAGGGAACAAGATCATTTTACCTACAGGTATATCTTTATTAGATATGCCTTGGCGTGGGTAAACTAATTCTGCACCCTCATAATCATCATTTAACTTTACTGATCCAGTCACTAAACTAGCGTCATGGTGTAGGTTTAAATTTGTTTGTGTATCCATTGCATAACGCATTACAAAGCCATCACGCAAGCCATACATTTGTAAGGGTTGCCAATAATGTTCTACTGTTGGCACTATATACTTGGACCAGGCATTTTCTAGATCATCCCATAAACCTAGTTCACGCATGCGTATTTCTTGAGCCGGGAACTTATCATAAGACAAGGATCCCCAACCACCATGCTTATCTGCAATTGCTATTAAATCTTCGCATTGTGTTTGTGTCATAAAGTCAACCACAAGCATGTCCGGTGTAAGGATATCTACTTTGTTATGGTGTGGTATAAAAAGTGATGGTGCCGGTGGGTAAAACTGCTTATACAAGTTATCAAACACTTGTTTAGCCTCATCACCACCATTGCCATGATATATACAAGGGCATACCTCTGTAACTGGGTTATGTAATTGATTACCCATCTTAGCTGTTTGTGGCTCATGCGTTTGAAATATGTAACTTTCATAATCTAGTTTTATGTTGTATTTACCTGCTAAAAATACTTTTTGGTAAAATAACTGATCATCAGCATCGTCTGCAATATCACTGGTATTTATAATACTTAATAAAGTATTAGCTCTACCTATAAAGGTGCCACTGTTTAAATACTTGTATGGTGTTTCTGATTTTGGAAACTGATCTGCCAGGCTTGCATCGGGCCAACAAGTAGACTCAGCACTAAACACAACATCTGCATCCATATGCAAAAACCTTTCATGTATGGTTTCAAGATCATCAGCGTAAAACACATCAAATGCATCAGTAAAAAGCACAACATCAGATGGGTGTATTGTTTCTAAATACTTACGCAATAAGTTAATTTTCATGCCACCACCTGGTCCAACCATGTCCGTGCCTTTCCATTCAACATTCATACCAATGTTTCTTAGATCTATACCATGCATCCTACTGCTTGTATTTACTTGCAAGCACCTTTTACGATCATCACCACAAGTAACAGCATGCACAACATAGTTTCTAAATGGCTTGCCATCTTCTATATCGCTACCACCAAAGCCCTCCCTGGACAATTGGTTGCAATGGTCTTGTTTTAGGGCTACAGCTCTAACTAACTTACCTTCAGTTATAAGATCCGGCACAAAGTTATCTACAGGCACCATGTTTTCTTTATCCATATGCCTAAGTAATATGTTTGCACCTTTGGGTGTTAATACATATGCAGTAAGGTTGTAAGGATAGCCAGGCACTTCTACAAGATCATCTACACTTTTAACAAGATCCGGCTCATTTTCATTTCTTTGCAAATATATAAAATCATATGTTTTTGCTAGATCTTCATATATTGCCTCATTCCAATGCTCATTGATCACTGCATCATCTTCCATAATTATTACAGGATCTTTACCACTAGCTACTATTTGCCATGCTGATGCGTGTGACATAAAGCATGCAACTTCATTTTGCTGCAATGGTCTGTTTTTATATGGCTCTAGCCAACCATCTTTAGCTTTACAATCTCTAAAGACTAACTGGCTACCATCATAAGCATGCATAAACTGATAATCTTGCAGGTTGTTTTTTTGAAAGGATCTTTTACGATCAGTGCGTTTAAGCAGGCTTATAACTAACTTTTTCATTTAATTGCATATATATCGTTTTGCTCTACATATACTAAGTAACCATGCTTTTCCAATAACAACTTAATATATGTATCATCAACATGGCTATGCTCTAGTTTTATTATGTCCGGTTTTATATCCCAACTATATACATCTAAAATATTTTGCTCATGTCCTTCAACATCTATTTTTAAGTAATTTATATGCTCCCACTTATATTTAGCTATAAGGCTATCTAATGTCATACATGGCACATCTATAACCTCATCTATAAACTTTTGGTTGCCTTCAAGATCAAACATCCTTTCGCCTAAATGATTATCTGCAACAACACTTGATATGCCCCTACGCCATTCACTACCATGCCCCCTGGACTCTTTACTAGGTGGTAATGCACATGCAAAGCTGATATCTCCGTTGTAATCACTTATTGCAATGTTTTCTAAGTGCAGGTTGTCCTTATGCTTAACTTTATCAGCAAGCGTTTGCAGGTTGTTAAAATAATATGGTGCAGGCTCAACCATTACCCCTAACCATTCTCCACTTTCTATAAGTGGCATATTTGTGCCAAAGTCACACGATCCGATTTCTATAAATGTTTTTAACATATTTATCTCCATTTAGGGCCTTCCACCCAAGCCACAAGGCTTTTTCTTTCCCCAAATGTCACTGGCTCAACCATGTGCTGTATTGGAGATAGGAAAACTAAAACAGTCCCCCTTTGTTTTAATTGTTCTGGATCCGGCTGTTCATGCCCATCACCAAATTTAAAGTCACCACCCTCATACTCATTTGGGTGACTTAGTTGTAATGTGAAACTTAGCTTACGATCATAAGCAGTTGTAGGGCCTGCCCAAAAAGTATCATGGTGCCAGTTGTAATGACCTTTGTTATGCCCAAAGTATTTTGTGTATTGTATGTCTTGTAAATAATTTGCATCTACATTGAAAGCATTTCGGTTTGCTTCCATTGTGTAGTAATAAATAAGATCTGCAATAAACCTACTGTTA